TTGCACAAAAATATGATAGACTAATCTTTAGAGCTATCGCTAAAGGTGCTAGACAAGCTTCTCCAATCACTAAGACAGGCTTTGTCGAGCCCGGCGGAACACAGATCAGAGTTGGTACAAACAACCAAGCATCTGACGCATACGTTCCAGCTTCTCTAATAGCAGCCTTCTATGATGCAGCTGCTGCTCTAGACGAGAAAGGAGTAAGTCAGGACGGACGTGTTGCTGTGTTGAACCCAAGACAGTACTACGAATTAATACAAGGTGTTGGTTCTAACGGTCTTATCAACAGAGACGAGCAAGGTACAGGACTACAATCCGGACAAGGTATCATTGAAATTGCAGGCATCAAGATCTACAAGTCAATGAACATTCCATTCTTCGGATCATATGGTACTAAGTACGGTTCTGCATCTGCAACAAACCCCGGTGTAACAAGCCCCGGAAACGTAGGATCATTCGTTGGTGAAACAGCTGAAGACGGTAGAGCTTCTGTAACTGGTATCAACAACAACTATGGTAACGCTACAGACTTCGCTAACAGCTGCGGACTTATCTTCCAGAAGGAAGCTGCTGGCTGTGTAGAAGCTATCGGACCACAGGTTCAGATTACTTCTGGTGACGTTTCAGTTGTATACCAAGGTGATGTAATCCTAGGTAGACTCGCAATGGGAGCAGACTTCTTAAACCCTGCTGCTTGCGTTGAGTTAATCGCTGGTGCTGCTGTCGGATCTACAGGTAATGCTGCATTCGGTACAACATACCCAGCTAACGGTTAATTTTTATTTTTTATACGGGAGCTTCGGCTCCCCTTTTTTATTATGCCTTTTCCAACCACAAATGCAACACAAGAGTTGCCAGCTATTAATCAAATACTTACATCCTGTGGTCAGGCTCCTGTAACTACACTAGACCAAACCAACCCGGAAGTTGCGATTGCCTATGCTACCCTATTACAGGTGTCACGAGAGGTACAATCTGAAGGATGGACTTTTAACAAGGAGTATCACTATGAGTTTAGCAAAGATAACAATAATGAAATACTCATACCAAATAATGTTATACAGATAAAACTTACAGAAAACGCACAGAACAAACCTTACCATGCTGTACGTAGACAAGGTAAATTATATGACAGACAAAACCATAGATACACATGGGAGTATAGTCCTATTGAATGTGATGTTGTATGGGAGTTTGACTTTATAGACTTACCAGAACCAGTACAAAACTATATTAAAGCTAGAGCAGCTACTATTGTATCTGGTAGAATAGTTGGTGACGACGATCAATACAGACGTTTACAACAACAAGAGATACAACAAAGAGCTTTAGCTATGGAGTATGAGACAAGTCAGGGACAGTTCACTATGTTCGGTCATCCACAAGACTCACAAAACTTTTACCAAAGCTATCAACCATTTCACGCTTTACAACGATAATGCCAGCAGTTACTCAGCGAGTTGACGATTATCTTGGTGGAGTATCTAGACAATCTGATGATAAGAAACTTCCCGGTCAAGTCGAGGAGTGCATCAACGGCTATCCTGATCCAACCTTTGGTCTTACAAAAAGACCGGGGTTTCAGTGGATAGGTAATCTAGGTACTGGCACTACATATGACAACTCAAAGTGGTTCTTTATATCTAGAACTGACACAGAAAAATATATAGGCTGCATCACACCAGCCGTAGGAGGCTCTACAGGAGCGATTGCTATATGGAACGCTGTAACCTTTGCCGCATGCACTGTTACGTACGGTACAGGGGCACAGGCGTACCTTACAGGAGCACGTACAGACTACGATATACTTACAATACAAGATAAATCTATAATTACAAACAAAACTACAACTGTAGCTAAAAATGCTGACCCTACATTTAACGCTAACAGGCAAGGTACGATTAAGTTATCTGGTACAGCACATAGTACTAAATATGATGTTAGTGTTGCTGGACAAGCTATTACAACTTACAATTCAAGTAATACTGATACGTATGACGATGTACTATCAGAACTTAAAACCAGAATTGATGGTCTAAGTATCTCAGGACTTACAGTAACTAAATTACAAGATAATTTACACTTAGTACGTAGTGGATCAAGCTTTACACTTACAGGTTCTGGTGGAATGTTTGGTACTCAACTAACTGTATTTCAAAATCAAGTAGCTACGCTTGACGAGTTACCAAGTCAATCAGTCAATAACCATGTAGTTAAGATTGTTAATAGTGGAGCACTTACATCTGCATACTACTTAAAATATGTAGCTAATGATGGTACACATGGTCCCGGTTTTTGGCAAGAGACACTAGCTCCTGATACATCTACAGGGCTAAACAATGCTACGATGCCGCATGAGTTAGTAAATACAAGTGTTAATAACTTTACATTTCAACGTATAACTTATACTGCTAGAACTGTAGGTGATGATGAAACTAACGCACACCCATCATTTGTTGGTAGTAAAATAAATCAATCATTCTTTCATAACAACAGACTTGGTTTTTTATCTGGTGACACTGTATCTATGAGTCAGTCAGGTGAGTTTTTTAATTTATATCACACCTCTGCACAGACTGTTACAGATGCTGACCCTATTGATTTAAGTGCTAGTACAGTTAAACCTGTTGCACTTCATAGTGTGCTACCATCTACTCAAGGTTTAGTATTATTTAGTGCAAATCAACAGTTTCTTATGGGAGCTAATGATGGTATATTAACACCGACTAAAACACTTATACGTCCAATAGCTAACTATGAAATGGATACCATTATCGACCCTGTTGATACTGGTACTACAATTAACTTTATTAGTAAGACACCTAGTTATACTCGTGTCTTTGCGATGGTTACACGTGGAGAAAACGAAAACCCACAGGTAGCTGATATTGGTAGAGTTGTAAACGAATGGATACCATCTACAGTTGATACTCTGATTGCCAGTGCACAAAACCAATTCATAGCATTTTCAGGACAGTCTACTAGATACATATATTTGTTCAGGCAGTATGTAGAAGGTAAAGAAATAAAACTACAAACTTGGTTTAACTGGGAAGCACCCGGTAATGTACAAACTATAGCAGCAGATTCTGATGAATTTTTTGCTGTAACAAAACAAGGTGGACAGTTTACACTTAGCAAAGCTAGTTTAAGTCAGAGTCCTGACGATGCTATTATTGTTAATAATGATGGACAAAAACTAAATCCATGTATAGATCTATATGCTACAGCTAGCTCTGTTACGTATGACACAGCTGGTGAGTTTTCTAAGTGTTTTATACCGTACAATGATGCTACTAACTTAACACCTGTAATAGTTATTAAAGGTACTACAGCTACAGGTCAGTTTATTGAGTCTGGATTTACTCTATCTCCAGAGCGTGTAGTTGAAGGTGGTAACACATATTTTAAAGTACCATTTAAAAACTTGACAAGTGTAGCAAGTGATGTTATAGTAGGATATAAGTTTGACTTTGATGTTATATTACCTAAGACTTACTATAAAATAGATCAAGAAATGAAACGTAGTGACTTTACTGCTAATCTTACAGTAGCTCGTATGAAGTTTGCTGTGGGATTATCTGGAGTTATGGGTTTTAAATTAAAATCTAAAGGTATACGTCAAGGTAAACGAGAGTATACAGGTGATGGATCTACGACAGTATTTAACTGGGTAGATGATGACCTAAATTATGTAGATGATGACCAAATAAAAGTCACGCTAGATAATGTAGTAACTACAGCATTTACAGTTGATACAACAAGTGGTATTGTACCAAAAATTACATTCAGCTCTGCACCTGCTAACGGTGTAAAAATTCTGATATTTCTTGACGAGTGGTATAGTCTAAATCCAGTAGTTACGGCTGACCAGTACTTAGCTAACGATATTGCTGTATCAGATCATACTATATTTACACTACCCATACACCAAAAAACAGATAATTTTACACTACGGTTATTTAATGACTCACCGTTCCCTGTCTCTCTAAACTCTATGATGTGGGAAGGAATATACTCACCTAGATTTTACAGGAGGACATAATGTTACAATTTATAGCCCCGATAGCAGGGCTTGGCATGCAATTATATGCTGGAAGACAGCAAGACCGAGCAGCCAGACAAGCTGCTGATACACAAAACGCAGCAACAGAAGCTCAATATCAATATGACCTAGAAGCGTGGGACATGGCAAAGCAGTCAGCGATTGCTAAACGTAACTATGCTGTACAGGAAATAGAAGAGAAAGCTAGACAAGAAGGGTTGATTGCAGCACACAAAGATGCGGCAAACTTACGTACCTATAATTATAACTTACAAATACGTGACAGAGAGCAGGATCTAAATGATCGTATGTACCAAAAGTCTGAAGACATATTTGTCAATCAGCTCGGTATTAACGCACTAAACGAGAAGTCTGCTCGTATGGACGAAAGACGACAGCTGCGAGAAATAGAAACAGAAAACAGATATCAAAAGAATGACGCATATCTAGAAGCAATACAAGCTGAAGGTGCTATCAGAGCAAGAGGTCAGACAGGTAGGTCTATAGATAAGCAGAAAAGCGTAGCAGCATTAAAAGCATCTACAGCTTTGTCTTTACTAGACCTGTCTCTTGACAACGCTACAACAGCGTCAAACAGTGCACTACAAGCTATAGGTAGAGAACGTACGGTACAAGATCTTAACGCATACGCAGCTAAGATGCTAGACCCCGGAGAACTACCACAACCTATCGCACCACTACCAACACCACAAGCTACATTCTTATACCCAAGAGTATTTGAAGATTATGACTTTGGACCTGAACCTATTAGAGGAGCTATGGTATCACCATCAGCAGCATCTGCACAGGTATGGGGTACAACAATTAGTAGTCTAGCTGGTACAGTCGGTAGTTTAGCCCAAGCATTTACTAAGAAGATTGGAGATTAATGGACTCAGGAAAGTTTCTACGTAGGTACGCCAAGCGTGGACAAAGAATTTCTAAAGTTGAAGACGGCTTACGAGCCATGCAGATACAGTCGCAAACACAGACTCAAGCTTTAGAAAAACAAAAGAATCAACAAAAACTATTTGATGCAGCTTACGGTACTGGATTAGATAGAGCTGCTAAAGCAGCAGAAGCAAGCAGAAAGCTTACACAAAAAATAGAAGTAGAGTTACCAGAAAAGTTACAAGCTGACGCACTGAAGCGTAACAACATAACACAGCAGAAAAACTTTAAGGTACAGATTGACGAGTATAATAAATTAGCAAAAGTTTGGCAAGGGTTATCACCTACTCTTGCTCAAAACTTTGCTGACATGACAGAAAAAGTCAAAGACTTTGCTCAGACTGAACTCGGTATAGCAGAGTACAGAAGAATGGTTGCTGACGGTGAAGTTAAAAGTGTTAGTCAATTTTATGAAACAACAACGAGTAAAGTTGACTTTCTAAAACACTCACAAGATCGCTTTGCTGACGTTATGGATTACCTCAAGACAGGTGATATTAACGCTAAGCAAAGATTTAACTATCTGACTGATGTTAACGAAACAAGAAACCCTATAACTAAAAAGTTATTTTTTAAAGATTATAAGAAAAACTTTGATGGGTTTGAACGTGACTTTATTAAGTTTGCTGAACAACAAGGTATACCTGTAAACAAGAAAACTATCATGGGTCTTTATGAGTTTCGTGCTCATGAAGTAATGAAGCAGTATAACATAAATCCTAAGTCCCAGCTAGGTCTTGATATACAAAACTTACACAGACAAAAAGGATTTACTGCTGAGAACCAGCTTACACTTGGTGAAGATTATGAACGTAACACACAAGTTATAAATAATTTTAGTGAGCGTATCAAAGCACTAAGCGATGAGAAGTTTACACGTGCTGATTTTGAAACTGATGCACAGTATGCAAGTGTCAAGAAATCATTTTATGATAGAAAGAACGCACTGTTTGTTGATGCTATAGCTAGTGTTAATGCTAGACCTATACAGAAACGAGACGGTACATACTCTAAACCTATTGTACCTAACACTCGAGCTAACATCGTAGGATGGGCAAAGAGTGAAATGGATAACTACAATGACTTTCAGACATATCTAGAGCATGTTATGGGTGTCACACCTGAGAGTCCTAACGGATATCTGATACCCGGTGCTGACAAAGATTCACCTAAGAATCATATACTTGCTAAGTTTCCATATCTAAAACAAGAGTTATCTGATGACTTTGCTGAAAGATTTAGAAAGAAAACAAAAGATCAAGAAACACTAAACAAATCTAGACAACAATCTGATGCACTTAAGTATCAGCAAAGAATGAATGACGGATACTACAAAGAAAATCCTGACGCATTTTTTACAGACTGGGAAGCTACAAACGGTAATCCATACGCTAGAGAAATATTTGCTGGTAGTTTAGGATTCAAGAGTCAGTATATAAATGCTGAAACTCTTACCTCTACAATCGTACAGGCATATAAGAATGGTGACATGCGATTAGTATATAGTGCATGGGCATCACTACCTGACGAACAACAAAAGATAGGATTTATTTATAATGATCTACAAGGTCTTGCACAAGCACAAGGTGTAGAGTTTGTAGAATTAGATGAGCATATAAAAAAAATTACAGACGCTACAATAGACGAAGTAGAGAAGGATGGAGTTTTAGATAAAAGCTCAGGTCCATCAGCATCTATTATGTCTGAGTATATGAGATCTGAATTACTATCACGTTATGCAGCTGGTAATGGTACACCTACAGAAAGATATAATCGTGCTAAAGAATCTATAGATAAACAGCTAGGATATGTAAACGGAGTTCTTGTTAACTTTGACAAAAATGGATATCGTGGATCTGGTTTATTTAGACAAAAGCAAGGTAAATCTGGTGCAACTAACAAAGTTATATTTACACGATTTGCTGGAGAAAACTTTGGTAACATATCTAGCTTTGAGATTGATGCTACACTAGGTAAAACTAAAGGTCAAAAAAGAGTTGACGGATTAGTAGATTTAGTAACAGCTGATATGGCATCTAATAGCCCTACTATTAATACTACACATCTATATAATTTATTAAAA